GACGGCGATGCGACCTTCACCGTGCAGGTGGACAAGATCATCGCCTCGCGGCCCATCGAACTGCCCGTCCACGCACTTGAAGACAACCACGCGGCGCGCGTCGATTACGTGAACCAGCGGATCGCGGCCCTTGGCGTTCCCACGCCCCAAGTAGACAAGCTGGGCGGCGTGTTCGCGGCAGAGGCCGAACCCGGCTTCGCACAGTATGGTATCAGCACCAGCGGCGCTCCGATCTTCAAGGACATTGCGGTGCCGCCCGCCAAGAGCACCAAGCTGGGCGGCGTCTACGCGAACGTCCCGACCCTCAACCCCGAAAACGAGTTCGTGAGGGGCGTGCAGGAAGACGGGCAGCTTGTCTTTGGCCATGTCGTGTTCCCGCCCGCCACGTCCTACACGCTCCCCACGGCCTCCGCGACAGTTCTGGGCGGCGTGAAGGTGGGTGCGGGCCTTGATGTTGCGGCTGACGGCACCCTGTCCTCCAGCGCCAGCTACACACTCCCCGCCGCCAGCGCAACGCGCCTTGGCGGCGTGAAGATTGGTTCAGGCATCACCGTCACGGCTGACGGCACGATCTCAACGGCCATGTCCACGAATTACGTGAACAAAGCTGGCGACGTTATGAACGGCCAGCTTCGCTTTGCCGTCGCCTCCAACCAGAACGGCCAGAATGGCGTTGACGCCTACTTGTATATGGACGCGGCCTACTTCCGGCTCCTTATGCCTTCGGGCAAGCAGGCATGGATTGCCGATGTCTCGACGGGCTTGGTGCAGTTCCTGAGCGGCATCCTCGTCAACGTGGCTGCGACGTTCAATACCACCATCACCATGTCCTCGACGGTGAGTGCCTTCCAGTTCGGCACGACGGGCTACAACGTCTTCGGCGGCACGGGCGGCGTTGCTGTCCGCAGCAATAACACCAACCTTCAGATCATCACGGGCGCAAGCATCACCAACTACGTGCCGATGGTTACGCCCGCGACGGGCGTCGGCGTCACGTTTGGTCCGGGCGGTTCTTCCCTCTCTCGCGGTTCCGCAGCAACGAAGATCGCCGCAAGCGGCATGATCGAACTCCCCACGACCGCCCCTGCGGCGGGCGAAGCCGTTCGCAAGGATTACGTGGACGCCCGCACGAACATCGTGACGGCGGCAGGAGCCGCGGCCCCGGCGACCACTGGCCTCGCCAACGGCACCCTCTGGATCGAGGTCTGAGCATGAAGGTCATTCAGTCAGGTGCATGGAAGGACGCGACCCCAAAGGGCGTGCTGCAAGGCGGCGTCTGGAAGACCCCCGCGAAGGTGAGCGTCCTGAAAGATGGTGCGTGGGTGTCCGTGTGGCCCCCGGCCATCGACATCCCGCCGTACCTCTACGACTGCACCAGTGTCAGCAGCGCGGGCTGGGTCGTGGACTTCACCGCTCTCGACGGATGGCCGGAAGGCGACGTCAACGAAGCCTATATGTTCCGTTGCTCGACCCTCACGGGCTTCGACGGATACGTGGGCCGCAAGTTCCAGAAGACATTCCGTTCAACGGCGTACCCGACATTCAACTGCACGCTTGAGGACTTGTCGAACATCCCCGGCAAGGAGCGGAAGACAATCTCATTCACTTGTTCACCGAGGGCATAATCATGAGCAGGGCCACAGAGCGCGCATACGACATTCGGGTCCGGGGCGACGAGAAGCTCGTCGCTGACCGCCTCGACCAGATCAACATTGGTGACACGATGGTGCCTGACATGGCGCTCGTCACCAACGGTAACGGCACACTCAAGCTGGTGCCGACATCGAGCTTCGGGGGCGATGGCACGCCGGGAACAACGCTTCCCACGCCACCCCTCGGTCAGAACGACGCGCTGACGGCTGATCCGGCGGGCGTTGTGCAGTGGGGCGGAACGATTTCCGCCGGATCGTTTTAATCAGGAGAAAAGAAAATGGCTACGAAACTGCAAATTTTGAGGAACGTCGGCGCGACTGCCGTTGCGGTTCCGACTCTTCTGGAAGGCGAACTCGCCTTCGCCAAGGGCGGCTTCACGGGCGGCGCAGCCGCCAACGGCCTCGTCGTCGGTGACGGCGCTGCGGCTCAGGTTCTCGTCGGTTCGAACCGTCAGGTCGAACTCACGGGCAACCAGACCATCGCTTCCGGCACGAAGACCTTCGCTGCTGGCGCGAAGCTGGCCGTTGCGGTTGCCGACCTCAAGCTCTCGGGCGGCGCGGCTGGCAATTCGCTCATCACGGACGGCTCTGGCAACCTTTCGTGGGGCGTCGGTGGCAGCACGATCTCCGTGGACGGCACGACGCTTGTCGATAACAGCGGCGTCCTGTCCGTTGCTCCCGGCTACCCCGCGAGCATCATTGACGGCGTCACCATCGTCGCCGACGCCAATGGCAAGCTGACTGTCTCGAAGGCTGTTACCGCCGACGTGGCCGCTGGCACCGCCAACAAGTTCATCGACGCGGCGCTCCTCAAGACCGACGTTCTGGGTGGCACTCTCGCCAGCCTGACCACGACGGCCAAGACGCTCGTCCCGGCGATCAACGAAATCCAGACCGCCATCGTCGCTGCGGCTGGTGGCATCGTCTACGCTGGTACGCTCGACGCTTCGACGGGTGTCATCACCCCCGCTGCGGGCGTTGCCAACGTCCCGGCTGACATCGCGGATGTCGATCCGGCGCTCTGCAAGAACTACTTCTGGATCGTCACGACCCCCGGCTCAAAGGTCGGCACGGGTAACACCGTTGCTGCCAACAGGCAGGACTGGGTTGCCTCTGACGGCACGAAGATCGCCACCCTCAACTACGGCATGCCGAGTGTGGCCGCTGCGAACGTCTCCTTCGACGGCGCTGGCAACACCTACGCCATCGGCACGAACGTGCAGGATGCCATCGACCAGCTCGACGCGGCTCTCAAGGGTCCGATCGACGGCGGCACCTTCGCCTGACACCAACTTCGGGAGGGGCCGCAAGCCCCTCCCTGACACCATCGTTATATAACGAGAAGGAATAAGCCAGATGGCTACGACACAAGTTCAGGTTCTTCGTTCAAGCGTTTCGGGTGCTCGCCCTCCAGCAGGCTCGCAGCCGCCCGGCGTTCTCTATGTGAATTTCCCCGACAAGCAACTCGGCGTGATGATGCCCGATGGCACGCCCCTCGACCTCATTCCGACTGACACCGGATCGGCTACGGCTTCCGGCGACACGCCCCCGGCGAACCCGGCCCCCGATACCCTTTGGTACAACACCAACGATGGCTTCCTCTATATCTACTACGACGACGGCAACTCCGCTCAGTGGGTGAGCATCGCGGCTGGCGGCGCGTCTGCTGACGTCCCGGTGACGAGCGTGAACGCCAAGATTGGCGATGTCGTGCTGACGGCGGCAGATGTCGGCGCGGCAGACGCCACCCACACCCATGATTTCCCGGTCGATAGCGTGAACGCCAAGACGGGCGATGTGGTGCTGACAGCAGCCGATGTCGGCGCGGCAGACGCGGCGCATAACCATGATGGCGTCTACTCGCCCGTGGGTCATAACCACGATGACCGCTACCCGCTTCTTGGTCACAACCACGATGGCGTCTACGCCCCCGCCGTCCACGAACATGACGCCGCCTACGTGAACGTCACTGGCGACAGCATGTCGGGTGATCTCGAAATCGTCAAAGCGTCACCCAGCCTGACGATCCACCATCCCGGCATTGCATGGTGGAAGTTATACATCAACGGTAATGACGGCGGTATCCAGAACCACACTGGGCGTTGGATTTGGTACTCCAACAACGCCGACTTCTTCGTTCCCGGCAACCTCGTTTCCTACTGGTCTGACGCGCGGCTCAAGGAGGCGGTGCGTGATCTTGATGGCTACGAAGAGCGCATCATGGGCCTTCGCCCTGTCTCCTTCGCTTGGAACAAGAAGGGTCGCGAACTCACGAACCGGAAGTACCGCGAGCGGGAAATCGGCTTCATCGCGCAAGAGGCACAGTCAGTTTCCGATCAGTACGTGGCCGAAAACCCTGTTGCTAAGTCCGACGAAGGCGATGCGTACCTGACCGTCCAGAAGGACGAGATGATCGCTGACCTCGTTGCGATGGTGCAGCAGCTCAACCGCCGCATTGCGAAGCTGGAGGGCGCGTAATGACCCTTCCTTGGTCTGGGCAGCTTGCTATGAGCATGGTCAACAGCGAGTTTGGCTGGGGCCTCGACATGGGTGCCTACGCTGGCAGGCAGTGGTGGACTGACGACAATCAGACGGGGTACTTCAGCACCAGCAACTTTGGCATGTATGAGTTTTACGGCAAGCGGGCGACGCCTCCCATCGTCCCCGGCGTTCGCGTGTTCGAATATACGGGCGTTTGGTCGGGCCTTAATACGTCAGTCAATCTCGGTGCTGAAGACCCGAAGCGTTACATCGTCGTGGCGGTTCAGACGCGAAGAACGGCCACTACCACTGTGACGCACACAGGCTGCACCGTCAACGGCGTGGTTATGACACGGGTCACTACTCACGGTAACAACGACGTGGCAGACCAAGAATACAATCGTGCCTCGTTATTCGCTGGATACGTTCCGACAGGCACAGTAGTCAACTCTACCGTCACCTCGTCGCACACAGGCAGTAGCGTCCAAGGCATCTTCAGACTTGTTGGCGACAATGTTCAGGTCTTGCAAACAGCGATTTCTGGGCCATCGCCTACTGTGTTCAATGTTGTTCCCAATAGCTGCATCATAGCGTCAGCAGGTTCCTCCGATCAATCTGGCCCAATATCAATTACGAACCTGACCCGCCACTACGACATCGACGGGTCGGGCTACACGCAGTCTGCTCAATCTAGGTACGACTATGCGGCTGCCGCCCACAGCATTGACCGCAATCGCGGCCTCTTCTGCGCTGCATCGTTCTATTCACCATAGGAGGCGTGCGCGGCTCTCTGGGGTCCGTAACAACTAACTTTTAAGGAAAATGGAAATGGAAAACGACAAGCTCTTTACCGACACTCTCGGCAACGCTGGTTTCACTGCGGAAGAAGCCACGTTCATTCTTGAAGCAGTGATGGATCACGCGAACAAGGTGAATGGCAACGCCTATTACCTCGACAACCAGATCGCCATCATGACGGCCCAGCGTGAGGCTCTGAACGACGATCTTACCGCTCTTGCGTCCTTCTCCGCGAAGATGGGCATGGTGTTCGCCAAGTTCCCCGCGCCGTACACGCCGCCTATGGCAGTGCCGCCGCAGGCCGCTCCGACGCCTGACGGTTCGACCACGACGACCGAGGCCCCCGCCGAGGCCCCCGCCGAGGCCCCCGCCGAGGCCCCCGCCGAGGCCCCCGCCGAGGCCCCCGCCGAAACCCCGGCTACTTAGAGGAAGAATTAACATGAGCATGGATTTTCCTGTTCCTACCGCAGTTGGGGAAACCTACACGAACGCCGCTGGCATCACGTACAAGTGGGACGGCACGGCATGGGTCGCGCAGGGCGGTGCTGGCGGCGGCGGCGGCGGTGGCACTGGCCCCGTGGACTTTCCGGTTGATAGTGTGAACGGCAAGACAGGCAATGTTGTTCTCAACGCGGTTGATGTTGGCGCTGCTCCTACTGTGCATACTCATGTCATCGCTGACGTGACTTCGCTACAGGCCGCGCTCGACGGCAAAGCTCCCACGGCTCACACGCACACCATTGCTGACGTGACGAGCCTCCAGACCTCGCTCGACAGCAAGGCCCCTCTCGGCATTGTTTCGACTGCTGACCCCGACCCCGCGCAGGGCGTCGAAGGGACCGTTTGGTACAAGGTGCTGTAATGGCGGTCTTCCAGAAAAGCGGTGGCGTGTTCAAGGCGGCAACCTCCTTCGGTGTGAAAGCCGGGGGCGTCTACAAGGACGTGAAGGAAGCGTGGGTGAAGGACGGCGGCGTCTGGAAGAAGTTCTGGCCGGAAGGCCCGCCGCCCATCAATTACATCATCCTTGACAGCCTTGCCTACAATGCCGCTGGCGGCTTCCCCGGATACCCCATGTGGCCGGGGTCGGAACCCGGCGATCCTAATGGTGTCAGTGGTGGTTGGGTTTGGTTCCAATCGGGCGGCGGGGAGGGACTGCATCCCTCAGAGCCAAACTCTGACGTGAGGCCGTGGTGGACGGACTACGGCGGCACCGACCTCTTCACGGACCCGGTGGCGCAGCGGGTTGCCTTTGTCGAGTGGTACACGAGCACGAACGCTCTTGTGCAGCGCGTGGCGAAGTCAGAGTTTATTCCTGCTCCAAATACTGACGCTGGCCTGAATGGCTACATCATCCCGATGACGACCGACCTGTCGCTAACGGTCGGCTCTTACACCAAATGGTACTTCACGCCGTAACCCCCAACATGAACAACAAGAGGAAGAAGTAACATGAAGAAGCTCATCGCCGCTGTTGCTGGCGCAGTCATGCTCTCGTCCGTCCCGGCTTCTGCCACTCACACGGGGCTTTACTCCAAGGCTACGCCGCATTGCGTGCCGCCCATCGTCGCCCTGTACTGGTACAATCCGGCCTACGCGGCGGTGTTCCTCAAGGTCCGCAACGCGAAGATCAAGCATGGTCTTGGCGTCGAGTGGAAGGACCGCACGCCCGCCTGCTGGATGGGCGTGGCCTCCAAGGCCCTCGGGATCAAGCACAAGAAGCTCTACACCCCCGCCGAGAGCCGCCGCATCCGCGAGTGGTTCGCCGCGCGCACCGCAATCAAAGTTTCCAACTGAGGTGAGCCATGATTAACCGCGAAATCTTCTTCAACAGGGTGCGCGCCAATCCCTTCGGCGGGTCGCTCTCGCAGAAGCAGGTAGATGGCATGGCCTACATGCTGGACGCCTACGAGGCCAAGTACGAGAAGTATTGGCCCGACCTGCGCTGGATTTCCTACTGCTTCGCCACCGCCTTCCATGAGACGGCCTACACGATGCAGCCGATCAGCGAGTACGGCTCCCAGAGCTACCTCCAGAGCAAGGACTACTATCCCTACTACGGGCGCGGCTACGTGCAGCTTACGTGGGAAGCAAACTACGACAAGATGGGCAAGAAGCTCGGCATCGACATGCTGGGCTCCAACAAGGAACGCGCCCTTGAGCCCGCCATCGCGGCAGAAGTCATGTACGCGGGCATGCGGGACGGCGACTTCACGTCGAAGCGTCTCAGCACCTACTTCACGGCCACCGTGGACGATCCCGTGAATGCGCGCCGCATCATCAATGGCACTGACCGCGCGGAGACAGTTGCCGGGTATCACCGCAAGTTCTTGGAGGCATTCAACGCCGCCTATGTCGAAGCTGCGCCCGAAGCTCCCGCACCGGAGCCGACCCCGGAGCCGGAAACTCCCGTCACCGTCATCTCCCTTGAGGACTTTGAAGCCTTCATGGCCGATGTGAACAGGCTGGCTGACGCCCTTGTCAATAAGGGCAACGTCTAGTGAGCAACGAGCCCTTCAACATGGAGAAGGCTGCGTTTTTCCTGATCGCAGTCGTGATCGTCTCCCAACTTGTTGTGGGGCTTTCAATCACGGGCGCCTGTGTGTTCTACGCGGGCGAAATAATCACAGGCAGCGGCCAGTGCAAGGCTGACGGCAAGATGGCTGAACTCATGTCGGCGGCTCTTGCAGCCGCTCTGGCCTTCGCAGGGCGCGGGCGGATGGAGAAGTAAATGGCTGGAGCACCGCGCCCTTCGTCTACCCAGAACTCGGGCCTTCCCGACATCCTTGCGAGTGCCTTCGACTTTGCCAAGACCTTTGGCCAGTACGAGTTGAACCCGCAGTCCCTCATGCAAGGCAACCAGCGTGTCAGACCGGGCATCATGGACGGTTATGAGTACACGCCCCAGCCGGGCGAGACGCAGGACGACGCTGGCCGCTGGTACACGCCGGATGGCCAGTTGATCCAGTTCCAAGATCGCCCGGCGCTGGCCGAACTCTTGGACCTCATGCCCGCCGTGGGAGGTCTTGCCGCGCCCGCAAATGCGGGCGGGGCAGTGCTGGGAGCGGGGCCTATCATCCGTGCCCGCGCCAGCGAAGCCATGGCCATGGACCCCAGCATCGGTGAGCACTCGGCCAGCTTCATCGAAGCCATGCGCAAGCGCGCACCCATGGGCTACCCCGTGCCCGACTGGGACAAGCTCGGAAAGGCTGACAACGCCCTTACCAAAATGTCCATGGCCCCGTCGAAGAACGCGATGGGCGTTGCCGAAAAGGCGGGTGCCCTTGGCTATGACACGCCCATGTTCCACGTGTCAGGATACCGGGCGGGCGACAAGCCCCTCAAGGACGGGTCCGTCCCGTTCCTCGTTCCTGACCCGAACATCAAGGGCCGGGGTGCCGTCTACTTTGGCGACCTTCCGTCCTCCATCGTGAAGTCTGGTGCTGCCGTAGGCTCGGGTGGCGGCGAGATTGGCGCGACCATATACCCGTTCCTCGGCCGCGCACCCTTCGTGGGCGAGCACGGCATGACGGACGAAATGATGTCCTTCATGCCCGACAAGCTGAACTTCAACAGCACGGCTCCCAACGCCCTTGCTGACGGCCAGTCGATCCAAGACCTCATTGAGGGCATTCGTAGCGGACCCTACCGCGAGCAGTTCGTAGAGCAGCGCCTTGCGGCTGCGCAGCCGGGCGACCGTGACTGGATCAAAAAGCAGATCGAAGGCTACGGCGACACGAGCCTCGCAAAGAGCCTCGCGCGCATGTACTACGACCCGGAGCGGGGCGGTGCCCTCATCGGTGCCGACGAGTTCATGCCCATTGGCAGCGGCAATACCCAGCCCGGCGTGCCCCATTACGGCACCTACGAAAATGGTGGCGTCAAGAGCGGCCACGGTTCTGCTGGCGCGCCGAGCTACTACCAGACGAGCCACATGGGCATGGGCTGGACGGGTTCGCGCGTTGCCGACGAAACGGGTAACTACGGCGGCAAGACGATTGCGGTGCCGTATGCGCCTGCTATTCGTTCGCCCAACGCCAAGTTCGACCCCCGCAAGGCTGACACGGCTGACACGCTCGCGGCCAAAGCGCCGCCCGGCTGGTTCGCTGGGCTGTTCGAACGCGACGATCAGGAGCCGCAGCTTTGAACCGCAGACTGAGCCTTCTCCAGCGCCGCAAGGCCATCCTCGAAAGCCGGGACGACATGATCCGGTTCGCACGGTTCGTGCGGCCGACGGCCGATCATCCCGATGACGTGGACAAGAGCCTGTACCTGCCCGTCAAGCACCACAAGGTGATCGCGGCGGCTATGGAGCAGGTCGAGCAGGGCAAGATCAAGCGGCTCATTATCTCGTGCCCGCCGCGCCACGGTAAGTCGGAACTGGCCTCGCGCCTGTTCCCGGCGTGGTTCGTCGGCCGGAACCCGGCCGACAACATGATCCTGACGACCTACAACGAAACCCTCGCATGGGACTTTGGTCGTAACGTCCGCGACATCCTCCAGAGCCCGCTCTACCAGCAGGTATTCCCTGACGCGACCCTCAAGCAGGGTGCCGCATCCGTGGACCGCGTGGAACTCGAAAAGGGCGCGACCCTGTTCTTCGTGGGCCGCGGCGGCTCGCTCACGGGTCGCGGTGCGAAGGTCATCCTCGTTGACGATCCGCTCAAGGACCGCAAGGAAGCCGACAGCCCCACGATCCGTGAGCAGCTATGGTCATGGTACACGCAGGTGCTCTCGACCCGCCTCATGACGGAAGAAGGTGCCATTGTCATCATCATGACCCGCTGGCACGACGATGACCTCGTGGGCCGCCTGACGGACCCCATGAACCCGTACTATTCCGAAGAAGAAGCCAAGCATTGGCATATCATCGATCTTCCCGCCCTTGCAGGGGATGGGGATGTGCTCGGGCGCAAGAAGGGTGAACCCCTCTGGCCCGAGCGCTTTGGTGTCAGCTACCTTGAAGCCATCCGCCGCACCGACGTGCGCGGCTTCCAAGCGCTGTATCAGGGCCGACCCTCGCCCGAGGACGGCACGTTCTTCCGCGCCGAGCACATCCAGACCTACCAGCGCATGAACGACATGCCGCCCAAGGAGACGATGCGCTTCTACGGTGCCAGCGATCATGCGGTATCCACAGCCCAAGACCGCGACAAGACCTGTTTGATGATAGTCGGCGTGGACGAACATGATAATATCTGGGTGATGCCTGACATTTACTGGGGTCGCGCGAACACCGATCAGGTGGTCAATATGTGGATCGAAATGCTCCGCAAGTACCGACCCATGTTCTGGTGGGCGGAACGCGGCCACATTTCCAAGTCAATCGGCCCGTTCCTCCGTAAGCGGATGATCGAAGAAGGCATCTATTGCGTCGTGGACGAAATCACCCCCATTGGCGACAAGCAGCAACGCGCGCAGTCCATTCAGGCTCGCATGGCCATGGGCAAGGTGCGCTTTCCGGCCTTCTCGCGTTGGTACGGCGAAGCCCGCGACCAAATCCTCAAATTTCCGGCAGGTGTCCATGACGACCTCGTGGACACCCTTGCCTACGTGGGCCTCGGTCTGAGCAAACAGACCCCGCGCCGTATCGTGAAACCCGTGGCCGCAGCGCCCGCCTTTGGCACGCTCGGCTGGCTCAAGGAAAACACAAAGCGCAGCGAGCAGGGTGCCCGGTTCGCGCGCGAGAAAGGCGGCTGGTAATGGCTATCGATCCGATGACTGGTATGGAAACCCCCGACATGGAGGCTCCTGCCATGTCGCTCACCACCGGAGCCCCCGCTGCGGACGGCAAGACCGTCCAGCGTGAAACGCCCGACGTGGCCGAAGCCCGCAAGGCCCTCGTTACTCAGTGGACGGACGACATCAAGTCGGCCAAGACCTACTGGGAGCCGTCCTTCAAGCGCATGCGCGAGGACATGGACTTTGCCCTTGGCCAGCAGTGGTCCTCCGACCGCAACGAGACGCGCTACACGGCCAACATCACGCTCCGCATGGTGGCGCAGAAGACCTCGTTCCTCTACGCCAAGAACCCCAAGGCCGTGGCCACCCGCCGTGAGCGGATCATGAACACTGTCTGGGACGGCACCCAGAACCAGTTGCAGGTGGCCCAGCAGGCCATGCAGATGATGATGGCACCGCCGATGGGGATGCCCGGCATGGCTGGCATGGCCCCTCCGGGGATGCCCCCGCAGCCCGGAATGCCGCCCGATCCGAGCATGGGCGGGGGAATGCCCGGCATGGGCATGCCCCAAGACCCCATGATGATGGCTGGCGTATCTCAGGAAGCCATGGCCATCATGCAGGATGAGGCACAGGTCCGCGCCCACAACGCCCAAATGGACGCCATCGGCAAGACGCTGGAAATCCTCTACGGCTATAACGTCGAGGAACAGGTCCACCCGTTCAAGCAGATGATGAAGATGGTTGTGCGCCGCGTCATCACGACGGGCGTCGGCTACGTGAAGCTGGGCTTCCAGCGCGTCATGGAAAAGCGCCCGGAAATCGAAGCGCGCATCTCGGACGCCAGCGAAAAGCTGGCCACACTTGAGCGGCTTTCGGCCGACATGGCCGATGGCGAGTTCGATGAGAGCAGCGCCGAGGCCGAACAGTTGAAGCTGCTGGTGCAGGACTTGGCCAATCAGGTGGACTTTGTTTCACGTGAAGGCTTGGTGTTCGATTATCCCAGCGCGACGAGCATCATTCCTGACACCAAGTGCATCCACCTGCGGGAGTTCTTGGGTGGCGACTGGGTGGCCCAAGAGTACATCCTGACGACCGATCAGGTGCAGGAAATCTATGGCGTGGACGTGGGTAAGAGCTTCACGGCCTACACCAAGCCCAAGAGCGGAAATGGCAACGCGACCATTCAGGCCGTCATGGCCGGGAATGACCCGCGCAACCGCCGCGACAGCAAAAAGGGAGACTGCCTCGTGTGGGAAATCTATTCCCGCAAGGACGGCATGGTGTACCACATTTGCGACGGCTACCCGGACTTCCTGCGCGATCCGGCCAGCCCGGAGGTCTACATTGAGCGCTTCTATCCGTGGTTCGCACTGGCCTTCAACGAGTGCGAGCACGAAGACGAAATCTTCCCGCCGTCCGACGTGCGGCTCATGCGCGACATGCAACTTGAGTACAATCGGTCGCGTCAGGGGCTCCGCGAGCACCGCATCGCGGCCCGGCCCTTCACGGCCGTGGCAGCGGGCATGCTGGAAGACGGCGACATCAGCAAGCTGGAGAACCACCCGGCCAACGCCGTCATCGAACTAAATGGGCTCCAGCCCCAACAGGACATCAAGTCCGTCCTCATGCCTTTCTCGGGGCCGGGGATCGATCCGAACCTGTATGAGGTCAACGAGGTCTACACGGATGTGCAGCGCACAACGGGCGTGCAGGAAGCGAACCTTGGCGGCTCCTCCAATGGAACCGCCACCGAGAGCCAGATCGCGGAAGCCTCGCGCCAAACCTCCATGGGGTCCAACATCGATGACCTTGACGACCTCCTGACACAGCTTGCCCGGGCGGGCGGCCAAATCCTCCTCAAGGAGGTGAGCGCCGAAACCGTCAAGCGGATCGTCGGGCCGGGGGCTATCTGGCCGGAAATGTCCAAGCAGGAGATCGCGGAGGAATTGTCCCTCCAGATCGAAGCCGGATCGACCGGAAAGCCCAATCAGGCACAGGAAATCGCCAATGCCGAGCGCATCATGCCCCTCCTGTTCCAAATCCCGAACATCGACCCGGAGTGGTTGGCGAAGGAACTCCTGCGCCGCATGAACGACAAGCTGGACGTGCAGATGGCCTTCAAGCAGTCCACGCCCAGCATCACCATGATGAACTCCATGAAGGGCCAGATGACCCCCGGGACGGGAATGGCCCCGGGCATGGCCGGGGGTGCGGCCGGGGCACAAAATGCCCCTACGGCACCTATGCCGGGCGGGTCGCCCGCCCCTGACCAAGTGGGCATGATGACCGGGGCACCCCCTCCGGGTGGGATGCCCTTCAACTGATCTGACACGGATCTGACACGGCCGTCTCCTGACACCACATGCTGACACGTTGCGACGTGTCAGCTTTTGTGACAGACACAAACCAACACGAGCCTACGGCTCGCTAGTTGGAGGCGTCATGGACATCGACAGTTCGCCATCTGTCAACGAAACCGTAACCTCGGAAGCTACGGCTTCTGCGGTTGAGAACACGACGCCGGAAAGCCCGGCAACTTCCCCTACCGACGTATCCGCGCAACCGTCGAGCGCACCCGAGGGTGAAAGCAAGGAGAGCTTGCTGGAAGCCGTCATGAAGGTGGTCAAGCCACCCGTTGACGACGCCGTGAAGCTCCCCGGAACCGAAGCCGCGCCCGCTTCGGATAAGTCGCAGCCGGAAACGGCCGACGGACAGGATGCGCAGGAAGACCTACCCGACGATCCCACAGCGGAGGAAATGGGCAGGTACACGTCGCGCACCCGCAAGCGGATTTCAAAGCTGCTGGAGCAGCGCAACGACCTCCATGCCGAAAACCAAGCCCTTCGGGGCGCGGCCGAAATGGGCAATGGGGTGC